ATGCAGCGGCATCACCGCTTCCGGTGGAGCACCACGAACATCCTGCCGCTGGTAGCGGATTCCTACGTAGTGCGCGAGAGCGGCGCGCTCTACCAGGTACGCGTTAAGGACACGCTGGCGCTGGTCTATGCAGGGCCAGGTCCCGTGACCGTGGTTCGCTCAAACGCACCGTTTTAGCGAACGAATGAATAAACAAAATTGCTTGTGCAATACGCTTTTTTGTTTATAATTCATCCATCGCAACAATGGGGAGGAAAGTGAAGATCAGCGAATTCAAGCGGTGGCTTGAGTCGCAGGGAGTCCGAGTCGAGAACGGTACGAACCACTGGAGGCTCTACCTGAACGACAAGATAAGCACCCTGCCCAGGCACCCGTCGAAAGAGCTGAAGGAAGGCACAAGACGCGCAATCCTGAAGCAGTTGAACATCAAATAAGGAGGGGCCCTAAAGGGCCTGCTCTGGTGTTTCTGCACTTCACCCACTCCCACATCCGCAGCATGGGCTGCGCAGGAGCTACTAATGAACCGGCAAACCTTTCCCGCTCGATTCGAGCCTGATCCCGATGGGGGCTACGTGGTGACCTTCCGGGATATTCCCGAGGCAATCACCCAGGGCGACACCATGGAGGAAGCGCAGTCCATGGCCGCCGATGCGCTGCTGACCGCGATGGATTTTTATTTCGAGGATCGGCGCTTGGTGCCGGAGCCCAGCCCGGCCCAATCCGGGGAAATCTTGGTGAGCCTGCCATTGTCCGCCGCTGCAAAAGTCGAGCTACTAAATCTGGTCGTTGCGCAAAAAGAGCGCCCAGCCGATCTAGCTCGAAAAATGGGGATTCGGCCACAAGAAGTGACTCGGCTGCTGGACCCTAAACACGCTACAAAAATCGACACCTTAGCCGATGCGTTCCAAGCCCTCGGCAAGCGGCTGCAGCTTAGTCTGATCGAATAAATGATGAAGCATGCCAAGCAGCACTACGTGCCGGGATTCTTGCTCAGCCGTTGGGAGGTGGATAAGAAGGTCTGGCGATACTCAAAGCCGCACGAAAGTATTTTGATCGAGCCAAGTTCCGTGCGCAGCTGCGCTTGGGATATGCATCTGTACTCAGTCGGTGATACTCAGAATAAAGACACTTATATAGAGTCAGAATTCCTTTCCCCCCTGGACAATGACGCGTCGCTAGCCCTCGAACAAATTGAAAATGATGGGTTACCGTCAATTCAAGATTCGCGCTTCGCGCTGGCGTGGCAACGGTTTTTATTCGCCCAGTTGTACAGATCGCCTCGAATGGTCGCTCTGTCACGCGCAAGGGGCCGCCACATTCTGGAGCGAAATCTTGACTTTCCTGACGCGGAAGAATTAGCGAGTTTGGGCATGACGCCTCAACAGCACATCGAATTCGCCAAAACAATTCCAAATCATTCATATGACGATCTGGGTGTACAGATCATGCCCCAGCTGATCAAATCCCCGCGGGCACATAGCCTTTTAAAAAATTCCACATGGGTAGTTATGAACTTCGATGACGAAGTTTTGATTGGAGACCATCCTTTAATTTACAAGGTGGTTGATTCGAACGCCTACATTATGGGCTTACCCATTGGTCCAAATAAATACTTCTTTAGCTATAAAGGTGATCTATTTAAGCAAATACTATCCCAAGATAAAGATGTTCTACTGCACGGCCTTAATCTGGGGGCAGTGCAAAGCTCGCGCCGTATGATTGTTGCACGCAGCCGAAAACATGATCAGCTAATCCTAAATAATTTTGAGCCTCGAGATCCAGTGCACGGCCTTTTGAAACAGGAGCAATAGCGGCGCAAAGGCCGCTAATTGTGGCGCAATTAAAATAGTCCAGCTGGCTGGGAAAGCACATCCCAACTCGAAATCAACAGCTCGTTTCGATCTACACCCGCGCCTCCGCCCACGGTGTACTTGATCGGAGCCACCTCGAAGTGCAATCCAGCAAAGCACTCGCGGATCTCGGGATGGTCGTTGATGCTCAGTATCGCCTTGCCCTTCATGCTGCGCATCAGCTGCGCCATGGCGACGTACTGATCCCACGCGAATGGCACGCCGTAGCCCTCGGTCTGCCAGTACGGCGGGTCGAGATAGAACAGCGTGTGCGGCCGGTCGTATCGGCGGATGCACTCCGCCCAGTCGAGCTGCTCGATGTAGGCGCCGTGCAGGCGCATGTGGGCGGCGCTCAGCTGCTCCTCCAGCCGCAGCAGGTTGACGGTCGGCGCCGGCGCCGTGGTGGCGGTGCCCCAGGTCTGACCGTTGACCTTGCCGCCGAACGCTTGGTGCTGCAGGTAGTAGAAGCGCGCGGCGCGCTCGATGTCGGTCAGCGTCTCGGGCCGCGTCTCTTGCGCCCACTTGAACACCTGGCGGCTGCTCAGTGCCCACTTGAACTGGCGCACGAATTCTTCAAGGTGTCGCTGCACCACGCGGTACAGGTTCACCAGCTCGCCGTTGACGTCGTTGATGACCTCGACCTCCGCCGGCGGCCGCATGAGGTACAGAGCGGCGCCGCCGGCGAAGACCTCGACGTAGCAGGTATGCGCTGGGAAGCGCGGGATGATGATGTCGGCCAGACGGCGCTTGCCGCCGAGCCACGGGATGATGGGCATTGCCATGAGAGGTTCCAGATAGCCGGGTGTAACCGGCGTTTACAATCGCCCCGCCTGTACAGGTGGGCAGGGCCTTGGCTGGGCTCACAGGCGTGTTCTGTGTGACCGGTGACCGGTTGGGTGTTAGTAGCACCCTATCGGTCGCCTTGCTTCTTTTTCAGATGGGGTTGGTGCATTCGCCGAGGGCGGCGGCCAGCTCCTTTTCGTAGGCTTCGCGCACGTCGACCTCGGCGATCGCGTGCGCCACCCAGGTGTCGACGTCGTAGGGCGGCCGCAGCGCATCGAGCGGCATCGCCGGCCGTGCAGGCGTCTGCACACGGCACTCGAGCGGCACCGGCACCTTCACCTGCACCGTGCGGGCCGTCCCGCAGCCGGCCAGCGCGGCCGCCACGATCAGCACACAGCCAATAATTTCGGATTTTCGGAATATCGAAACTTCTGTTTCTTGGCTCATGGCGAGGTCCTCCGTTCCTCCCAGCGCTGCAGGCGGGCCTGCGCACTGGCGTAGTCGTTGCCGGCGACGGCCGCCGGCGTAGAGATCTCCCGCCTGGCGCGCTGGTGGGCCGCCACGGCCGCGGCGCGGGCGGCGGCCTGCACCGGCTTGGCTGCGGCCGCGCGTTTCTTGGCCAGGTCGTCCAGGGCCTCGACTGCATCGCTGGCGGCCGTCGCATCGGCCCGCGCCTGGTCGCGCTGCTGCTCGGCCACGGTGCGGGCGTCGCGGGCATCGATCCAGGCCCAACCCAGCAGGGCATTGAGGGCGATGCTGGCAGCCAGCAGGAAGGCGAGCGGACTCATGCCGACCGCCCGTGCTGCACGATGGCCTCGATCTCTGCCTGCTTAGAGGCCGGCAGGGCGAAGAATCGTTTGCCGACCGGCGGCCCCTCCACCTGCTTCGACAACCCGAACGGCTTCAACTCGGCAGTGCAGCGGGCCATGGAGCGATCGCGGGTCAGGTTGAGGGCGTAGCCCCAGTTCACCGGCAACACGCGGCCCCAGGGCAGAGGCAGGGCCGCGACGAGGTGGTAGCGGCCGTCCTGCTCGAAGAGCGCCCAGCCCGGGCGGGACTTGTCGCACCAGATGTCGCCCCAGGCCTGCTTTACACCGGTGGGCCACGGCACACCCATGCGGATCGCCAAGTTGGTGCATCGGTTGCGTGATCCGAGCCAGGTGCGCCGGGCCGACTCGCTGCGGGCCGGCTCGTCGCTGTAGTAGGTCGGCGTCTGCTGGTCGACGGGCACCAGCAGCGGGATGCCCTCGGCTTGGCTCATGGGATCGAGGCCGGTCAGGTCGTAGCCCAGCTCGACCTGGTCGGGCGACACCCGGCCCAGGGTGAGGTCGGCATAGGTGCACCACGGCCGCTGGTCGCCGTTGATCCCCCAGTTATTGCCGTAGATGCTGTCCCAGCGGGCCAGCCCCTCCGCCGTGCGCGGCAGGCCTCGCACCAGGTGCGGCATCACCAGGAACGCCGACAGGCCGAAGACCTTGACCCAGCCGCCCCGCAGCCAGGCGCCGAGCATGCTGGCGGTGGCCTTTGCCTTGTGGGCGATGGGCACCGGCAGGCACCAGAGGAGAACCACGGGCGGCAACACCCAGATGGCGAGCAGCGCCGCGATCGCCGCGGCTGCGATGACGTACCAGCTCATGATCCGCTCCTCGCGCATTTTTCGTACATGCGCACGATGGTTTCGGTGTGGGCTCGGCGCTCGAGCGAGGTGGCGCCGGCGCGCAGGGTGGGAAGCAGCGGGCAGGCGCGCTGCAGCTCGTGGATCTCCACCAGCCGGCCCACGTCGGCCGATGCGGCCTGGCAGGCCTGGGCGGTAATGTCCGCCTGCGGCTCCGCTGGCGGAGCGGTCGCGCAGCTGGTCAGCAGCATCGAGGCGGTCAAAGCGAGGAACGCGCGTTTCATCGGGCGCCCTCCCCGATCCGGGCGTTGGCCTTTCCGATCGCACTGTTGATCGCCTTGCGGTCCAGTTCGATCGCTGCGGCCGGCACGCCGGCAGCCTTGGCCGCCTTGCTGGCCGTTTGCGCCGCGGCCTGGGCTGTCTCGGCTGCGGTGGCAGCCACCCCGGCGGCCTCAGCGGTGGAACCCGCTGCCTGGGCCAGCCGGCCGCTGATGGCCTGCAGGGCCATGCGGTTGGTGTCCTGCAGGCGCTGCAGCTCTTCGAGGTGGTCCTGCCGGTCCTCGATCAGCATTCCGCGCATGCGCTCGGTGCCGGCCCAGTAACCGAGGCCGGCGCCGCTGGACAGCAGGGTGGCGAGGATGAAACAGGCTTCGCCCATCTCCCGCCATTTGCGGTAATCAGGTTTTTGCATGGACTTGCTCCGTCAGTTCGCGCACNCTGGACAGCAGGGTGGCGAGGATGAAACAGGCTTCGCCCATCTCCCGCCATTTGCGGTAATCAGGTTTTTGCATGGACTTGCTCCGTCAGTTCGCGCACGCGGTTTTCCAGGCCCGCAATCTCGGTGGTGGCGTGCTCGAGCTGGCGCTGCATGGCCTCGATCTGGCCCTGCAGCTTGCCGAGCATGGTGATCGCCTCGTTTCGCTCGCGGGCGAAGTCGTCGGCCCGTTTGTCGGCCGTGAGGCGCGCGGCGCGCTCGGCCTCCAGCAGTTCCTTGTAGACATTGATCGCCGACACCCGGCCGGCGTCATCAGCCCGGTCGGCAGCACCCCGAGAGAGGTACTGCCGCAGGAAGATGAAGCCGCCGCCGATGGCGCCGATCGCCATGCCGATCGCGCCCATGGGGCCGCCGGGCAGGCCGTTGAGTTCCGGCACATCCACGGCGCTCACTCCAGCGCCAGGGCGACTGCCTGGCGGATCAGGGCTTCGGGGTACGGCTGCTGGCCGTTCTCGTGGGCGACGATGGCCGGCAGGATGCGCTCCAGCGTGCGGGCGTCCTGCAGGTCGATCCGGTCGGCGGGCTGCACGCCCAGGGCCTTGGCGACCTGGCGGGCGTAGGCGCCGGTGTCGTTCTCCACCGGCGGTGCCCAGCGGCCGATGATGGCCGCCGGCGTGCGCAGGTTGTATTTGCGCTGGTAGCTGAGCAGGACCTTGGCCAAGGCGCGCAGGCCCCACTTCGGATCGGTGAAGACCACGAAGCGCGGGTCGCTCGACTGATCGGACGCCATGCCCTGCCAGCGCTCGGTGGTGCGGTCGATATTGCCCGGGTTGTGGTTGCGGATGCCGCGGGGAATGGTCGTCATAGGACTCCGTACAGGCGTAAAAAAGCCCGCGAATGCGGGCTGGTGGCGGGGAACAAATAAGGGCCGGCGCCATGCGGTGGCGGCCGGCCCTTATGAGTGGTGCTGAAAACTAATGCTGTCGCTTTTTAGCGAGGTACGAGCCAATGTCACGCGGACTTCCGCCCACCGCATTCATAGCTTCTGAAAGGGTGGCCGCATCCGCTTGAAAGAACCGCGCCCATGCAACTATTTGCTCGGCGTCGTCCGCAGTGATCCTGCCTCTAGCAACTAAGTCTTGTGCCCAAAGCCATTCCTCTGCAGATGCCTGTCGGCGACCCTCCTCAGAGGTCATTTGCTGAATGACAGAGAAACGGTGGCGGCGGGTAGTCATGAGATAACTTTTTGGCCCGGGCAAAAAGTCTTGTGTCAGACAAAACCTTGCGAAAATGCAAGCCACTCTTGAAAGCGATTTAAGCCACTGGGGTTAACCCCGGGGAAGCATCCATTGGAAATTCGCCCGTCAAGATCTCACCCGAGCGCTCCGGCCCGTCGAGCAGCCCGAGCGCACCGAGCGCACCGATGAACTCGACCGTCGTCGGGTCAGTCCGGTCGATGTCGATCGCGTCCTTGTAGCGGGCGATCGCCGAGCGCACGCCGGCGCGCTGCGCGACCGTCAGGTTCTTGATCGCCGGCGTCTCGGCCACGAACTCCGCAAAGTTGAAGTTGTCGACCAAGACGTTCTCGCCGTCGGTCAGCAGCTTGCGGAAGTCGGTCTTGGTGTAAACCGTGGGCCGCATCACCGGTGCCGGCTCGGCCGCGGCTGGGGCAACGAAGGCGCTGTCCGCCCAGCCCCACCCAATGCCGACGCCGAGCCCCTGCTCGTGCGGCGTGTCCAGCGCTTCGACGTGCTCGAAGTCCTCAGCCATTGCTTCGAGGAAGGTGCGGCCGTCTTCGCTGTTTTCCACCTCGACCGTATTGACTACAAAGCCGTCATTTATGAGTGCGTATTTCATGGTCAGACCGTGTACGAAAGAATGATGATTCCGCTGGCGCCATCCCAGCCTTTGACGCCATTGCCGCCGCTGACGTAACCGCCGCCGCCGCCATTGCCGGTGTTTGCAGTGGGCAATCCGAAAGCAGATGCAAATTGACTGCTGGGCGCACCGACGCCGTAGCCATTCACCCCAGGACCCCCCATGCCGAGGTTGAAAACGTTAGTAGGGTCGGTAGGGCCGAAGGCTGGTCCGCCAGCACCTGCGCCAGAGCCTGAGCGTTGTGGCGCACTCGTCCCAGCCGAGGCGTAGCCACCGATGTAGCCGCCGTACGCTGCGCCGCCGGCAGGCTGCCCGTAGTAGGAGCCGTTGGCCCCAACTGCTCCATGCGTCCCGCCGCCGGCACCGCTGCCTGCTTGCGAAGAAGGCGAACCACTTGAGCCGTTCGCAAAGGCGCCGCCACCGCCACCGCCGCCCGGAGCAGTGATGCCGTTAAACGAACTTGTTCCGCCTGGAGCGCCTGGGGAAGCCTGAGCAGGGGTGTTCACTGCGTTAGAAGTTGCAGGAGCGCCGCCGATGCCGCCTGAACCCACAACTGCGTTTACCGCTGCAGATACGACCGTTAGGCGATTGACGCGCCACCCTCCAGCGCCCGATCCGCCGTAGGCTGAGGCACCCGAGTAGCCGTGGTACGCACCGCCGCCGCCAGCGCCGCCGCCGCCGACTATCTCGACGTTGACCACGCCCCCCTTGTCGAGCAGCGCCTGCGGTGGCGTCCAGAGCTTCGACGCGGTGATGATCTCGATTACCAGCTTGCCGCCGGAAGCGAAGAGGTCGTTAGACGATCCCATTATTGGATGCTCCAGTCGCCGAGGGCGGCGATATAGGTGAAGGTCAGCGTGCGACCCTTCGAATTGCAGGTGTAGTTTTCAGCCAGGCCGCCGACCTTTTTGCCCTGCGGATTCACGACGACGGGGTTTGCGCCCCAGGTGCGGGTCGCGTCGTAGAGCGTGATCTGTGAGCCGTTCGACGGCGACGCCGGGAAAGGGATCACGAACCCGCCTGCCGAGGTGTCGACCGGATACCAGCCGCCGGCTACCGCATTGAATGCGGCCGCCATCACGGCGGTGGGCGCGACCTTCGGCGTGAGCGGTGCCCAGCCGGCAGCGTCCGCGCTGGGGTCCGTGGCGCTGGCCCCGGTGCCCTTCTTCCGATAGCCCATGTAGTCGACCGGCGACCAGACAGTGGTGCCGTCGTTGTAGTTGCCGGCGGCCCACTTCGTGGAGCCGGAGCCGGCAGCGGCCTGGGCTGCAGCCGCCTCGGCGCCGGCGCGCGCAGCCTGTGCGATGCCGGCATCGGTGTTGGCCGACTGGGCATTGGCCTTCGTCGCGTCGCCGATCGCCTTCAGCACGTCGCCCCAGGGTTTCAGCTGTGGCAGGAAGGCGTCGGACCGGGTGTCGAAATTGGCCATGTCCGTGGTCGACGGCGCGGAGCCGAGGACGGGCAGATCCGGCACGGGGGTGATGGCCATTAGATTTCCTCCAGTTCAAGGGTGACCAGCNATTGGCCATGTCCGTGGTCGACGGCGCGGAGCCGAGGACGGGCAGATCCGGCACGGGGGTGATGGCCATTAGATTTCCTCCAGTTCAAGGGTGACCAGCGCTTCCTTCTGCTGGTCGAGATCGATCGAGAATTGCCGGTAGAAGCCCAGGATCAGGAGCGACTCGAAGTAGCCGTCGTCGCTGAAGTCGTCCAGGCCGCTCCAGACGGCGACCTTCGCGTTCAGGGCGGTGCGCAGATCGCGGACCGTGTTGACCAAGCCCTTCGGCAGCTCCAGCACCTGGTCGGTCCGCGGCACCGTGCGACGGGGCACGAACGTCACGTTGCCGGCGAAGTCCCGGGTGGTATTGCTGAAGTTCAGCGCGTCGCTCTTGGCCTTCTTCTGCACGTTGCCGATGAATTCGCCATTGCCGATGACCAGCGCCGCGCACTTCACCGGTGAGCCGAAGCTGTTCTCCAGGGTGACGGTGATCACGGCGCCGGTCGACGGCGGCAGGTCGGCCAGCAGCAGGGACGGCAGTACGATGAACTTGCCGAAGAAGTAGGTCTTCCAGCTGGTGGTGCGCCGCGCTATGCGGCTCACCGCCCGCCGGTAGATCTCCTGTCCGGCCAGGGTCACCACAACCGTGACCTTCGTGGCCTGCATGCCGCCGAGAAAGAGGCTGCCTACCCGCTGCCCAGGCGTAAGCACGACGGTCATCGTCCCGGCCGAGGTGGTGACGGTGTTGCGCTCCAGCTCGAACATGGCGCGCCGGTTGGTCGCGCCGATGTCCTGCCAGCTCTTGGCCGCCGTCACCGTCTCACCGGCCAGGAACGCATCGTTCTCGGGCGGCGTGACGGTGTTGGCCGGGATCGCCTTCACGCACCGGTACTTCCGGTGGTTCGGGCGAAGCCGCACGTCGTCGATCGCATAGGCGCTGGTCGACACCCACAGGGTTTCCCCCGCGTCGGGCTCCTGCACCGTGCTGCTGGTCAGGATCGCGTCGGTGATGGGGATGGGGGTGGTGACGATCATGCTGCTGCCTTCATCAATACGGACTTGCCGTCATCACCCGTGACGTTGCGAATCGACTTCACGGTGTCGCGTGTGTTGTCGGCCGTGGTGTCGGCCGCTTTCTGCAGCGCTTCCACCTTGGCACTCAGCAGCCGCAGTTCGACCACGATCTGGTCATTCGCCGCCGCCCCGCCGCCGCCGAACGCTGCCGCCAGCTGCTGCTGGTTCCAGATCCGGCTTTGGCCCGAGGCCTCCAGCTCCCAGCCCCGCTCACCCACGATCCGCAGACCGCCGGAGTGCATACCGCCCGCCTCGAATGCCGGCACGCCTGCACCCGCTGCAGCCGCCAGCACGTCGCCGTAGTAGTAGCCGTCCCGCGCCGCGATGTCGCGCAGCGAGAAGCCGGCATCCCGCATCGCCTCGTAATAGCCCTTGACGTTGCCGGTGCCGGAGAACTGCGCCACGATGCCGGCGGCGCCGTCGAGCCGTGCAGCATCGGCTCCCGTGATGTCACGGGAGATGTAGCCGTCGCTGAAGACATAGCTGCCGTTGGCCTGGCGGCCGAGATAGGACCCGCTGTTGGCAGCACCGCCGCTTGGGCCTGCACCGACCACCGCACCACCCGGGGCAGAGCTGCCGGCACCGGTCGCCGTCCCCGCAGGCTTCGCCGGGAACATCGCCTTGTGCAGCCGGTCGATCGCCTCGGCCACGCTCAGCACCGAGGTGTCGACGCCCTTCATGGTGTCCACCAGCGTCTTCGACTCGCGCAGCATGTCGTCCAGGCGCTTCAGCTCGTCCTGCGTGGTCTTCAGCTGCTTTTCGGCGGTGGTGAGCTGGACGCCGTTGACCTCTTCCAGCTCGGACAGCTGGCCGGCCAACACCAGGCGGTCGCGGTCGAACTCCTCGCGGGTCGCGTACCGGTCCTCGCCCATGTTGGCCCGCACGCCGGCGATGGCGGCCTGCAGCTCCTCGTCGCTGCTGACACCGCTGACCAGCGCCCGCCGGATGTAGGCCATGCCGTTCGCTGCCGTGATGGCAGTGACGCTGGTCACTTCGCCCAGCAGCGAGCCGATGCTCGACTTCAGGGTCTTGGCGATCGACCCGAGGCCGGACACCGCAGCCTGCTGCACCGACTGCATCTCGCTGAGCACCGACTTGCGGGCGTCGACGGCGCGCTGCACGGCGGCATAGGCGTCATCGATAGCCTTGTCGCGGTCGGCCTTGGCCTTGGCTTCCGCCTCGGCCGCAGCCGCTGCGGCGGTGGCCGCGTCCTCTGCCAGCCACAGGTTGTTGGCCAGGACGGCCAGCGCGGGGTTCAGCGCTACCAGGCGGGCGTATTCCTTCGCACGGTCACGGTCGAGTGCTTCCCGGTCCCGGCCCTGGGCGCGCAGCAGCCGTTGCTCGTAGTCGAACTGCGTGTCGCCGATCTCCTTCGCCCGGGCGTCGGCCTCGGCCTTCGCCGCCGACGCTGCAGCCGTCGCGGCCGCCTCGTCCTGCAGGCTGTAGATGTACCGCTGCTTTTCTCGCAGAAGCGGGTCCATCGCCGCCAGCTCATCCTCGCGCCGCGCGGCCAGCGCACCAGCAGCATTACCCTGCAGCTCTAGGATCTGGATGTCCTGGTCGCGCGAGGCCGTCGCACGGGCCGTCGCCGCCGCTGCGGCCGTCGCCTCGTCCTGCAGGCTGTGGATGTACTTCTGCTTTTCTCGCAGCAGCGGGTCCATCGCGGCCAGCTCGTCCGCCCGGCGGGCCGCCAGCGCACCCGCGGCGTCGCCCTGCAGCTCCATGATCTGGATCTCTTGCTGCCGGGCGGCGGTCGCGGTCTGGGCTGCGGTGGACGAATCAGCGGCCGCTTCGGTGATCGAGGCGAACACAGGACCCAGCTGCAGCAGCGCCGCATACATCTTGCGGCCCTCTTCGGTGTCGAGCTTCGTCTGGTACAGCTCGACCATCTCGCGGTAGGCATCGCGCGACTTCGGCAGCGTCAGGCCGAGCTTGTCGAACTCCGTGGTGAGTTGACGGGTGGTGATCGCCGCGCGCTCGGCCGGGGTGTAGAACTCCTGCAGGAAGCTGCCCGCGGCGGCGCCGAACTTGTCCATGCCGCCGAAGAGGTCGACCAGGGCCGAAGCGGCAGCACCGCCCGCCAGCGACGCCTTCAGGGCGGTCTGCCCGAGGGAGTCGAAGATTGCGTTGGCACCCGATAGGCTGTTGGCCAGCCGGCCCAGCGTGTCGATCGCCGACTCACCGGCGCGGCGGAACGGGTCCAGCGCCGAGGCCGCCGAAACGGTCTGACCATCAGCAGCAGGATCGCCCACGCCAGCGTAGGCCACCGGCAATGCACCGGCTGCATCCTCCTGGATCGCTGCAGCCGCGGCTTCGGAGCCGGCCTTCGCACCGGACAGGATGCCGCCCGCCACCAGGTTGGCCAAGTCGTCGCCCAGGCTCTTGAACGTGGCGGCCAGCTTCTCCTGGATCTGCGCGTCCGTCAGCCCCTGGGTGCTGATGAAGATGTCCTTAGTGAAGCCGTCGATCGCTTTGGAGTTGAGCCCCAGCACGTCGGAGAAGCCCTTGACGCTCGTGAACATCGAGCCGACCGACTGGTCGATCGCCAGCTTCGTGGCGGCCGGCAGCGCGGACTGCTCGTCCCGGTAGGACGGGCCCGAGAACAAGGTGCCGCCCTTGCGGATGGTGGTGAAGCCGGACACGTCGGACTCGGCGCCCAGCGTGCCCTTGAAGCCGACGTCCGTCTTTTTCTCGGACCGGAAGACACCCAGGGCGTTCAGGGCCACCACCGCGGCCAGCGCATAGGGCGCAGCTGCGCCGATGACGCTGCCGATGCTGAAGGACGCGCCGCCGATGGTGCTCGCGCCGACTGCGCTGCTGATGCCGTTGGCGATGATCGCGCCGCCCTCGCCTGCGAAGAAGCCGGTGAGGCCAGACGACACGCCCGAAGCCAGCGCGCTGCCGGCGCCGGAGATCAGGCTGAAGGCGCTCGACGCGAGATTCGCGCCGCCGAGCACACCACCGGCACCGCCGGCCGGCGCGCTTACCAGCCCCGCCGCGGTCGCAGCCGAGCTGGCTATTCCGGTAACGCCGGACATCACACCCTGCACCAGCAGCTTCAGCACGCTGGTCTTGAAGGTGTTCTTGATGCCCGACCAGAAGGTGCTGAAGAATCCCTTGCCGGCCTCGAAGCTGCGAAACAGGCTGTCGGTGAGGCCCTGGTACACCGAGTCGGTGAACTTGGTCCACTCGCCGCGGGCTTCCTTGGCCTGCTCGACCACCTCGGCCTGGGCGTCGCGCTTACCCATCAGGGCCAGCAGCTTGGTGCGCTGCTCGATCTCACGCTGCAGGTTCTCCCAGCCCTCGCTGTTCTCGTAGAACCCGGCCTGCTTTTCTTTCAGGCGCGCGATGGCCACCTGCTCGACGGCGTAAGCCAGGGTGATGTGGCCATCGGCCGACAGGGCCACGGCGCGCATCTCGTCCTCGATCGCACGGGTGCGGTCGGCGACGCTTGCCAGGGCGGCGCTGGCGGCCGCTTGCTGCGACTGGATGAACTCGGCGGCGGCCTGGTCGTCGGCTGCGCGCTGGGTTTGCCGAGCCGTCGCCAGATCCTGAGCGGACTTGATCAGGCTGCGGTCGATGTCGAGCGCGAGCTGGGCGGTTTCGGACCGGGCCAGCAGTGCGGCGATGTGGGCGCGCTCGGCCGCGGTCAGCGACTTCTTGGCGCCGTCCATGTCGGAGGCGACCTTCGCGGCGAACTTCTCCTGCTCGGTCAGGGTGCGGCCGGCCTTCAGCTCGATCTCGGCCAGCTGGATGCGCTCGCCGATGCGGGTCATCAGCTTGGCGTACTCGGACTCGGTCTTCGCCGCGGCGGCGCCGGTGGCGGCCAGGGCCTTGCGGGCCTTTTCTTCGGCGGCGGCCGCGGCGGCGCGGTTAGCCATGCGCTTGGCTTCGCCATCGTCCTCTGCGGGCTTGGGCGCGGCGGCGTTCTGCCGGGCGTTCAAGATCCGCTTCTCGAACGCATCGAGATCTGCGCGTGCCTGCTCGGCGTCGGCCAGCATTTCCTTTCGGATGTTGGCCGCCTGGGCGCCGGCGCTGCCTGCCAGCCCTGTCGCGAGCTTGGCCGCCATGGCGGCAGGATTGAGCAGCTCGGCGAACCCGATGTCGAAGGCGGACATCTGCGCCGCCACGCCGCCGATCTCGCGGCCGATGCCCTTGAAGACGTAGACGACGTTGGCGCCCAGCACCACCATCGCCTCGAAGAAGGTAGCCAGCGCCGCCCCCGCTGCGCCGGCGGCGGTCAGTTCGCCGCTCATGGTGGACGCCTCACGTCCGGCGCCCGTGAATTCCCCTGCCACGTCGTTGATCGCAGGCAGCAGCTGCGTCGCCACCTGGGCATAGGCGCCCTGCGAGACGACCGCCAGCTTGTCGAGCTGGTCGTTCAGTTCGCCCGCCAGCGCGCGCGCAGCCTCCTGGCTGCCGCCCGACAGGCGCACGAATTCCTCGCGCAGCTCGGCGATGCCGTCCCTGCCCTTGCTGAGCATGGGCACCATTTCCTTGCCGCTCTTGCCGAAGATGTCGACGGCCAGCGCGGTCTTGGTGACGCCGTCGGGCAGCACCTGGAAGAAGTCGGCCAGGTCGCCGAACACGTCTTCGCTGGAACGTACCTTGCCCTCGGCGTCCTTCAGCTTGATGCCCAGGCTGTCGAAGGTCTTGACGGCTTCCTTGCCGCCGCCGACCGCCTCGGCCACCTTGACGCTGAGTTTGCCCATGGACGATTCAAGGGACTCGGCGTCGGTGCCGCTCATCTTGGCGGCGTAGCCCAGCTCGGCGAGGTTCTGCGCCGAGACGCCGATCTTGTCGGCAGCGTCGGACACGCGGTCCAGCTCGTCGATGGTCTGACGGAAGCCCTGGATCACGGCGCCGGCGGTGACGGCGCCCAGGAGCGCGCCAGCCGCGGCACCGGCCGATGCCTTGACCCGATCCATCGAGTCCTGCATGCGCTTGGCCATCTGCAGGGCGCGCTGCTCCGCGGCATCGGCACCGCCCGTGAATTGGGCGTAGTTCAGCCCGAGCTGGACGACGAGGGAGCCGAGTGCAGCCATGGGTCAGGTTTCCTTTTTGTTCTTCATCAGCTCGGCGTCGGCGGTCAGCACCGCGGACTCCATCACCTGCAGGTCGGCGAAGAGCTGCAGGCGCTCTTTCTTGGGGACGGCGAACTGCATCCAGGCGATGACCCGGGCGTAGTCGAAGCCGACCCGCTGCCCAGCCATACCGGCATAGGTCCACTGAGTGCGCAGCGCGTGCAGCCTTGGCGGATNTCCATCACCTGCAGGTCGGCGAAGAGCTGCAGGCGCTCTTTCTTGGGGACGGCGAACTGCATCCAGGCGATGACCCGGGCGTAGTCGAAGCCGACCCGGTTACCCGCCATGCCGGCATGGGCCCACTGGGTGCGCAGCGCGTGGAAGCGCTCGAAGGTCTGGACGTTCTCGGCGTAGAGCCCGAAGTGCTCGTGGCTGTCGTCCTCGGGCTGCACCTGGGCTTCGACCGCCTCGATGTCTTCTTCGCTGGCGCCCATGGCCCGCATGCCTTCCACGATCGAGGCGTCAACGGAGAGGGCCGGCGGCGGGCCATCCCGCACGCCGGCCCAGTGCCGTGCCGCCCCGATCAGTTTTTTTGCTTGGCGCCCAGGTTGGCTTGCCAGAAGGTCACAGCCGTCTCGCGCACGGCGGCGGTGAAGCTGCAAAGGGCGTCGAGGTTTTCGGGGGTAAACGGCACGTCGTTCTTCTGCTCGTCCTTCATCGACCAGCCCACCAGGCGGTCGCGCACCAAGTCGACGTCCGACAGCGACGCCAGCCCTTTGCGCTCCTCCTCGGTGGCACGCTTGAACTCGGCGATGTAGCTGTCCTGCTTCCAGGCGCCGTTGGCCTGCTTGACGTTGACGGTGACGGTTTCTTTGAAGGTTTCGGTGGGGGTGAGGTTGAAAGCCATGTGGGTCTCGCAAGGGGAAAGGAACGAAGAAAGACCCGCGGGCGACATGCCGGCGGGCCAGGGAGGGAACGGGGGTGGAAGCCGCCGGGCGGGCCGGCGGCGGGGGTCACTTCACGGTGAGCGCGATCTCGTCGTCACCCGTGTTCGGGTTGATGTCGAAGCCCAGGTTGAGCATCGCGATGCCTTCCTGGTCCTGCAGCGCGGCGCTGGTGATCTGGATCTGCGGCAGGTCGACCTGCACGATGTTGCCGGCCACTGTCCCGTGGATCAGCTGGGCCGCGCCGACCGTGCTCTCGACGATCGTCCGGCCCCAGTTCTTCTGCGCCATGGTGGTCAGCTCGATCATCGCGGTGCCCTTGGGCTGTCGATCGGGGCTGCGCGGGCCGGCGCAATTCACCAGCTCGCGCCAGGCCAGCAGGTTCGCCACGTCGAAGCCGAACGCCTGCATGCACGCCGTCACGCCGAAGATGGTGAAGCCGGGGGTGTTGATCTTGCCGACCGTCTGTGGCTGCTTGAACTTGCTGTAGTCGACCGTGCTGTTGACCGGCTGCACCGCGTCGGTGCCGTCGCTGTAGGTGCCGATGAAGTCGAACTTCATCACCGGGATGGTCTTCGCATCGGTCTGGAAGCTCACGGTGCCCTTGGCGTTGCCCAGCTTGAACAGCAGGCCGTCGAGGTAGCCGTACATGGTGAGCGTGGGCTCGCCCTCGCTGACTGGCAGGTACTGCACGCTCTGCCCGGCGGTGACGGTCTCGGAGAAACCGCAGGCCTGCAGGATGTCGCCCCAGGCCGGCGCGGTGCCGGCGGTGCCGCTGCCGGCCAGCTCGATCTCGAACTGGAAGCGGCGGTGTACGCCGACCGCCATGCTGCCGCTGTTGCCCTTGTAGGGACGCAGCAGGTTGCGCTGCACGAATTCCGCGGTCACCAGCTCGGGCGTGAAGGCCCGTACCAGGATCGCATTCGCGCCGGCGGTGGGGATCGGGTCCACGCCTGGGGTGACTTCCCGCTTGACCAGCAGGAGCATCTTTTTCATCGACTTGGCCATGGGTATTACTCCTGGGTGGCGCTTGCTGCGTCGGCAGCGGGATCGGGCATGNGACTTCCCGCTTGACCAGCAGGAGCATCTTTTTCATCGACTTGGCCATGGGTATTACTCCTGGGTGGCGCTTGCTGCGTCGGCAGCGGGATCGGGCATGCGGGTGCGTGCGCCGGTGTTGGGGTCGCGGCTGTAGCGGCCGCCGATGCCGGTGAAATCGTCCGGCGGGTGGATCGGCTCGGCCACGGGCCTGGCGGGCGCGGCCGGCGTAGCAGCCGGGTGTGCAGACGTCTGCACGAGGGTGACGGGCAGGGGCGCGGTCAGGACGGCGGGCAGGGCTGCGCCTCCTGCGGTATCAGGCTTGGGCATGGTTTTCCTTTCGAGAGGGGGTGGGATCAGTGCCGCGGGGTGCGGAGACGAACGATCAGGAAACGGGCGAACAGCTCGGGGTTGGGCTCGTAGTCGGCATCCCCGCTCTCTTCCTCGAACATGAAGGGGGTGCCCAGCGACCCCATCGCAGTGCGAACGGGGCCACCAGCGCCGGTGGGGATCAGCGCAAGGGCGCCCATCAGCGTGGGGGCCAGCGCCACGATGTTGACCACCTGCTGGTCGTAGCCGCCGCCTGCGCACCAGCCGGGCTCCGGCTCGGTGTCGATGTCGAACACCAGGGCCGGGAACACCGGGGCGGGCGGCAGCTCGATCGCCCAGGTGTTGGGCAGGACAGGCTCCAGCGCCTCCCGCACCAGCTCGTGGACGCTTTTCATGGGCTGCTGACCTTTCGCAGTTCCTTGTCGAGTGCGTCGGTCATCGCATCCACCGCAGCGGCCCGCTTGTTCGCCAGGGCACGCGACAGGAAGGGCGTGCCCTGCCGCCGCTTGGTGGTGAATTCCAGGAACGACCAGTAGAAGGGATCGTCGGCGTAGCGGGTGACAACCCTGCCCTTGCGGTTGACCGCCAGCATGCTGTTGGCCTTCTGCTTGCGGGTGAGGCTGCGGCCGTGTCGCACGCCCAGGTTGTACTGGACCGTGCCGTCCGGTGCCCGGCCTTCGCGCTTGATCACGATGTTCTTAATCAGCGCGCCGGTGCGCCGCAGGCCAAGCGAAGACGCCACAGCGCGTGCCTCGTTCTTCACGATGCGGCCGGCAGCGCTCACCATGCGCCGGCCGATGCGGGCCTGCATCTGCGCGGCGTTGAGCTGGGCGAATTTGGCGCGCATCTCGCCGATGCCCAAAACGACCGATTCAGCCATGGGTGTCTCCCGTGTAGGTGATGCCGGTGTCGCAGGTGAGTACCAGGCGATCGTGGCGCTCCATCCAGTCGTTGACCTGGCGGACGTTGTAGACCTTGCCGGCGTAGCGCACCCGCATTGCCTCGGTGACGCCGGGCCGGTAGTTGATGTCGAACTCGGTGCGCGCCTGGGCGGTTTCGCCGCCGACGCTGGTCGCCGCCTTCTCCTGGCCGCTAAAGTGGCGCACCGCTGCATAGACACCGGTGGCAAACACCGTCCAGCCCTTGACCAGGCCACCGGCGGCATCCTTGGTCACGGCGTGCAGTTCGAGGTCGATCAACCGGTTGCGTTGCTGGGAATCCATCTCAGCATCCCCGGTTGCGGTGGCGGCGCAGGATCGTGAGCGCTGTCGCCCGCTTGCTGTCCTTCGCGGCCTGGTCGTTGGCACCGACCAGCACGTCGGCCAGCAGCAGCTGCGCGGCGATGATGTCGGCCGTCACCACGATGCCGCGTTCGTCTCCGGCCAGGACCACGGCGGCCAGGTCCTCGTAGAGGTAGCCGTCCAGGACCATCACCGCTTCGGCATAGGCCTGGTCGATGGCGGCCACCAGGTCATCGACCAGCGCGCCGTCGATGCGCAGGCGCCGCTGGGCCTCGTCGGGCGTGGGCTTGACCTGCATGGCTACTTCGCGGCTTCCAGATCGCCGAGCGGCAGACTGGGGGTTGCAGCGTCTTTGCCTGCGTCCTTCTGCTCGTCGGCACCGGTTCCAGTGCCGGCCGTGCCAGGCGCCGGGTCCGTAGCCGATCCGGGAGGGCTACCGGTGCCGGCCTGCGTTTCGTCTGGGCCGGCCGGCTTGGTTTCGGTCGGCTTCAGCACATTGGCGGTGGTAATGGCAGGGCCACCCGGGCCGATGGAGGTGCCCGCCGTCCGCTGCTGAGTCAGCTGCTTCGCAGCAGCGGCCGTGCCTGCCTTGTTTCGCTGCCGGCGCTCGGCCACCTCGGCAGCACCCTCGGCGATCATGCCCAGGCGCAGATAGTGGGTCTGCGTTTCCTTGTCCAGGTCCGCTGGCACGTCGTCGCCGGGCTTGTACCGGTGGCCGAGGCGCACGAATGTCTTGGCGACTTTCATGTCGTTCTCCAAATGGGAAGGCCCGCAGGGCGTGAGCCGTGCGGGCCTTCGGGTTGCGGGAAAGGTCAGACGGCGAAGGTGCCGGAGACCATGGCCTGCGGACGCTCGACGGTGAGGCCCAGGCGTTCTTCGCAGAGGATCGCCACCATGTTCTTGATGAAGAAGTCGGCGTGCTGCTCTGCGACCCGCACCGTCACTTCCTCGCGGTCGTAGATGGTGGCGGCCAGGCTGGAGCCGACCAGGAAATCGCCGGCGTCGAGTCCGTAGCTCTCGACCACGCGCTTGCCCCAGATTCGCGGCGCAGCGCCGTCGGTCGGCGTGCCGAAGATGTAGGCGCCGTCGGTCGTCTTCATCATCTGGATCAGCGCCCAGTCGTCCAGGCTCAGCACCGCGAACGTGGCGGGGTACTTGGCCTTGGCGACCTGCAGGAACGCCCAGCGCAGGTGGTCGATCTTGGTAGCAGTTCCTCCACCTTGCGCAGTGAGCTTTTCTTGCAGCCCAGCCGCCACATACGCCGTTGCCTGCGGCACCAAGCCCAGCAGGTTGCCGTTGGTTCCGTCGCCGAAGAGCAGCGCCTCGTCTTCCTTCAGCTTCAGGCCCGTTCGCAGGCGGGTGTCGATGATGCCGGCCAGCTGGGGCACATCGGACAGCACTTGGCGCGACGCTGGAATCCAGTGGGCGATGGTCTCGACCGGGCTGGTCTTCTTCTCGAAGGTCAGGCCCGATTCGCGCTTGGCCGTGCCCTCACCATTTTGCGGACCCGCGTTGTTGGTGTACAGCTTCTCGCGCACCCACTCGATGGCGTTGGTCGAGATGCTGACCGACTGCAGCACGTCGCGGATGGTCAGGATGTCATCCGGGTCCGTGATGATGCCGGGAACCCGGTACGCCTCGATCAGCACGCCGGCGCTGGTGGCGCCGCTGGTCACTGCGGCCTTGCGGAAAGCCGGGCCGGAGATGGTCACCAGCTCGACGTTACCGCCCTTGTAGTTCTTTGCGCCTTCAGCCTCGGCCGCCTGGTAGCCCAGCGACTTGCGTTGCTGGTGGGTGCCCAGGACGTTGGCCGCCTTCTGCGCCAGCTCGGTCACTTCCAGGTTCAGCTTGTCGAGTGCCTTCTCTGCTTTGTCGACCTTGGCCACGGCATCCTGGAAAGCGGTCTTGGTGACGGTGTCGGCCTTGCCTTCCTTCATTTCTTCCTGCAGCTTGGCGACCCGGCCGTCGAGCTCGCCGTGCGATTTCTTGACCTGCTCGACCGCTTCCTTCGCGGCTTTGCCGACCTCGTCCAGCTTTTTGAGCTGCTCGGGCAGCGAGATCTCGCCGGACATGGCCATCGGCACCATGCCGAGGCCTGCGAGAGCATCGGACGGAATGATCGGATGGCCGAGGAGTGCAGCGACGGCCAGGAGGGCGACCACAGCCAGCAGGCCATAGGTCAGGTTCTTGCGAATTTGAGAATGCATGGAATCAGTTCCAGTTGAAGTTGGTGGTAAGGCTCTTGAGGGCGTCTGCCAGCATCCCGCTGTCTGCCACAACATCCCGTTGGGGCAGCGACTTGAAACCACCAGACGCGAGGGCCTTGGCCTCGGTCTGGCTGTATCCGAGGGTCCGCAGCTGGGCCTCGAAATCTCTGATGGAGGCGGCCTTGACGATGTCGACAAGGGCCTCGGGATTCATGCCGAAGGGGACGATGGAAAACTCCCACAGCTCGGCGGACTTGATGACCCGCACGTAACCGTCGTCGCGCTCCTCGTAGCTGGCACCGTCCGGCAGGATGTTGAATCCCACCGACAGGCCGTCCAGCACGCCGTCCTTCATCAGCTCGTAGTTGTCGCGTACGTAGCTGACGCCGAGGCTCAGCTGGCCCGCGACGCGCAGGCCGCGGTCGTCCTGCTTGAAGGTGGCCTTGCCGGCCAGCAGGTCCAGGCGGTGGCCGATGGCGATCCGCAGCTGGCCGTCGCGCGTGGTCTTGGCCGACTTGAAGGCGCCCGGCAGGATCACGTCGTTGCCAAGGTCGACATTGCCGAACACGGCCGCGTAGCCGGTGAAGCTGCCATCCTTGTCGGCGGACTTGATTTCTATGGGGGCAACGATGCGGTCCATCAGACAGCTCCTTTCTTTTCTTCCAGCAGGGAGCGCAGCAGATCGCTGGGCGCCATGTTGAGCGGCACCAGCAGATCGTCTGCACCGTCAACGGTTGCCATCTCTTCCAGCTCCCGGATCTCGTTCTGCGTGATCGCGCCGGCGTTGCGTAGGGCGACGTAGTAAGCGGCCCGCTGGGTGCTGTCGCCGCGCAGCAAGCCGCGCACGTCAAATTGGAAATACAACTCACGGCGTTCGGCGCCATCGAGCAGGCAGCTGTTGAGGGCCTGCTCGATGCGCGTGAGGTACGGCATCAGCGTGTAGTCGAGGAAGTGCTTGTTGGCCTGCTCGGTGTTGGCGTAGCTGGCCTTGTCCATCTCCATCAGCATGTGCAGCGGCACCCGGTAGATCCGCGCGATCTCGGCGATCTGCAGCTTGCGGGTCTCGATGAACTGGGCTTCGTCGTTGGGCGTGGTGATCGGCTTGTATTCGGTGTCGGCGTCCAGCACCGGCAGCTCGCCCTTCAGCCAAGACTCCCGCATGTACTTGGCGAAGCTCTCCCGGATGCTGTCCCGGCTTTTCTCGGAGAAGTCAGACTTGGTGGTCAGGATGCCGGTGGGCCGCGCGCCGCTGCCGAAGAACTCGGCGCCGTACTTCTCGACCGCCACCGTCAGCGCCATGCTGTTGCCGTGCAGCTTGTGCGGCGCATAGCCCTCCAGGTCTCCGACGCCACCGAAGCCGCGAATCGGACAGATTTGCGCGCGCTTGAGCTTCTCCTGTACACCGTTGCGCTTCGTCAGCCAGTAGTCGATGTCCCCGGCCTGCGAGATCTCCGGCCTGACCCGGCTCTTGTGCACCGGCTGGATGCTGATGATCCGCCGGGTGGACTCCATGCGGGTGGTGTAGTTGTAGGCCTGGCCCAGGGTGCACAGGCTGACCGCCATGGCTTCCTTCCACTCCACCGCCGTCATGTATTCGTTGGGCTGGTCGTGCACCAGGGTGTACCGCGGATCGTCCGTCGCCTTGACCCGGCCCTTCGCGGTGCGCCGGTAAAGGTGCAGCGGGATGATGCCGACCGTCTCCGAGATCAGCCGGATCGCGCTGTAGGCGGCGGAGATCTTGAGCTGCGTGTCGGCGTCGATCTTGACGTTGGCCCAGGTCGGCGAGCCGTCTTGGAACGCCCACCCCTGGGGGGACGTCAGCGAAAGGTCGAGGCCTTTCGCCACGAACCGCGCCAGGGATCGGATTACGTTCATGTGTCGGCGAAGCTTTCCCAGAAGGAGTTGGTCTTTTCGGTCTTGCCGGCGGTCGCGCGACCGATCGCCATCGCGATGGCGACCATGCCGTCGATCTTTTCGGTGGAGCGCGCCCGGTCGAACTTGATGTTCTCGGCCGCGTCGCGCGTGGCCACGGTGTTGCTGGCCATCCAGCGCAGCACCTTGTTGCCGCCGTGCGCCAGGCGGTGGCTCATGTACATGCGCTCGAGCTCCTTGCACGGGCCGCTCATGCTTCCGTAGCCCTGGCCGAATCCCACCATCAGCGCGCCGTCGTCCTGCAGGTCGGTCACCAGCTGCGAGGAGTTGAAGCGGTCGAAGGCGATCTCCTGCACATCGAACGTTTCCCGGTCGGCCTGGACATCGCGCCGCACGAAGCCGTAGTCGGTGACGTTGCCCGGAGTGACCGTCACAAGCCCCTCCCGAATCCACTGGTCGATCGGCAGCCGGCCCTTCTTGCGCATCTTCTCTACGGCCGCCTCGGGCAGGTAGAGGCGCAGCAGCACCTGCCACTTGCCGCCCTCGGTCTCCGGCGGGAAGGTCCAGGCCAGCGCGGTGAAGTCGCTGACCGATGCCAGGTCAAGCCCGCCCCATGCCTTGCGGCCCCGCAGTGCAGACGTCTGCACGGGGTCGCTGCACAGATCCCAGTGGTCCAGATCCACCCAGCCTTCGGACGCTTCCGTCCATCGGCAGAAGTTGAGCCGCAGCACCAGGTTGCGCTTGCTGGGCAAGTCGCGCGCCTCGCGTACCTGCTCGTCCAGGTACTGCAGGGTGAGCGACACGCCCAGGTTGGGGTTGGCCTTGATGTGGCAGGCCTTGTCCTCGAACGGGTCGTCCCCCTTGTCCAGCGCGGCCACGTAGCCGAACCACGCATCGTTCTCGATCACGCCCTGCAGCACCTTGATGCTGTAGTCGTGGTGCTCGAAGCACACCGTCGTCTGGTCGTACCCGCTGTTGGTGATCTCGAAGATCAGCGCCCGGGTGCGGCCCTTGGTGCCGGCGCGCATCTTCTCCACCACCGTCGCGGTCGGATGCTCGTGCAGCTCGTCCACGATCACGACGTGCGGCCGCTTGCCGTCCAGGCCCCGGCCCTCGGCGGACACCACCCGGAAGAAGCTGCTGGTCGCCAGGTACGTGATGTTGCTAATGCCGACCTGCAGCCGGTTAGCCAGCGGGCCGCAGCTCAGCACGAACTGCTTGGCGTCGTTGAAGCAGATGCCCGCTTGGTCGCGCGAGGTGGCAGCCGAGTAGACCTCCGCGCCGGCCTCGCCATCGGCCACCAGGGCGTACAGCGCGACGGCGGCGGCCAGGGGCGTCTTGCCGTTGCCCTTGCCGATCTCGATGTAGGCAATGCGAAAGCGCCGCTGGCCGTCCTGCATGTACCAGCCGAAGCACGATCCGATGATGAACTTCTGCCAGGCCGACAGCAGGAACCGGCGGCCGGCCGTCGCGCCTTGGTAGTGGCGCAGGCACTGGATGAAGGTGATGGCGTGGTCGGCCTTCTCCGGCTTCCACACCAGGCCGCGCGCCGGGCCTTCCTTCAGGTCGGCCAGGTGGCGCTTGGCAGCGAGGCGAACCCATGGGCCGGCGACGATCTCGCCCGTGCCCACGCGCAGCGCATAGTCGGTGACGGGGTCGAGCGCCACCTGGTCGGCGGCGCCCATCGATCAGCCGCCGTGCGGCAGGGTGCCGCTGGCCTGCAGGAAGCCTTCCATGGGATCGTCGGGCACGCCCGGCAGCGCCATCTGCTGGCCGGCCGTCGACTGGATGCGGGACGCCGGCGTCAAGCCGAACTCCTTGGCGAAGCGCAGCATGCGGTCCAGCGCCCGGTCGCGGGCCTGGGCCATCGCGGCGACCTGCTTGTAGCCACTGGGCGTCACGTCGACCAGGGCGTCGGCGCCGCTCTTGACCATCATGTCCTTCACCCGGCGCTCCAGCACGGTCCATTCGCCCCAGGCCTGGCAGTAGGCGGCCAGCGCGGCGCGGTCCATCTCGGTGACCAGGCCGGCGGTGACCAGGTGCGGGCCGATGCGTTTCCACTCGGCGCGCGCCTCGGTGCCCAGGTGCTGGGGGCATGGCGGCAGCTGGACCGGCACGCGAATGGTCGCGCTTTCCAGATCGCCGCTCGGCAGCTTGCTCGGATTGCCCCGCAGCAGATGCACGTTGGCCGGCAGTGCTTTACGTCCCATGTGGTTTTCTCCCTTGAGGTGTCCGGGGGTACCCCCCCTCCCCGATTTCCCGGCCGCGCGCAAAAGATGAAGCAGACGGTCTAGAGCGGCTGAGGTCTCAAACTTTTTTGACTCCCCCTCCCCTCGGCGGCGCGGGCGGGTCGAAGGGTCAGCGACGACCGAAACCGCCGTCTTCGGACGCGGTCTTGATGTCGTGGTGTCGCTTGCAGAGGCCTTGCCAGTTGTCGCGTGCCCAGAAGAGCGCGCGGGCGGCTGCGATGGCGGCTTCGTTGCCGCTGTCCATCGCGTCTTTCAGGCGGTGAGGCTTGATGTGGTCGACCACCGTGGCGGGTTCAACTTGGTCGGCAGCATTGCAGCGCGTGCAGAGGGGGTGCTTTGCGAGGAAGCCAGCCCGGGCGCGTTGCCAGGCGGCGGTGTATCCACGCTCATGCGAGCTGCCGCGCTTCGCATCCGACTCTTGGCGCTCGACCCGCTTGTGTGCATCGCAGCGACTGCTGCCGTCGCGCACTAAGGCACCGCAGCCCGGGTGATTACAGGGCCGTGGTGCAGCGTAGGGCATGAAAAAACCCGCGAATCTTGCGATGCGCGGGCCTGTGAAATTGGCGGGAGCTCACGTAAACATACGTTGGAACCACCTTGCCTGCAATGTACCACTTTCGTCCAAGGTGTAAAACTACTTCGAGTGCTCCCCTCCTGTATATTGATCTGCATCTATTTGATTCAAAGGTAAGAAGATGATGAAGAAGGAGTTGGTTGGGCTGCTTTTGGGTGCGATGGCATGTACAGCTCAGGCCGCGTACACCATCACGATTGCACCGGATGGTGCGGACGTAGTTGCAACCGGCTCTGGCACGTTGGACACAACCGGGATAGCTTTCAACATTCAAAACAATTTTTGCGGTGCCGCTGGTGGGCTCATCGGATCAAACCTTGTGTGTGTCGGTGGGGGCAACACCGGAATGGCAAGCCCTAACGCTCTCAGTCCAGCATTTAACGGGCTGTCAAGCGGCGCGTTCACACCAGCAACCTCCAGTACCGGACCTTCCATCATCATTCAGGGAATGGGCTTGAATCTGCCCGCGGCTTACGTATCCGGCGCGGCTCTTACGAACCAGTCGAGGTTCGCAGCGGCAACATTGGCTAGTCTTGGGTTGACGGCCGGATTCACGCGGAATTTGAGCCTGCCATCCGGAGATACGATCACTGTCCGAGTGCTCGCGGTAGCCCCAGCGCCTGCTGTAACAGCGACATCAATTCCCACTCTCGGCGAATACGGCTTGATGGCCCTAGCGTCGTTGATGGCAATGTTCGGATTCAGGCACCTGCGCCGACGCCAGAGCTAATCGAACCTTAGAGACTCAACGCTGCCAGCGCTGCCAGACTCGCGGTCACGCACCATTTGCTCATTGCGCGCCTTCCGCTCGATGAACCAAACAGACAGCAATCGGTCGGCTTGCTCCAGGTGATTCAGCACTGTTGAGCGAGCCCGGCCAATCCGTCGAGCTGTCTCGATAGCCCCAATCCCTTCGACATACATGTGCCGCAACGTCCTATGCACGTGTGGATGGCTCAGCTTCAGCGACGACACCGCCTGATCCGTAATTCCCGCGTCGATCTCGTCCACCGGTATCCGCGATTCGCGCGACGACTCGTCCACCGACTCGTGCAGGAATGCTGCCTGCGATGCGAAGCCCAGCGCGCCGCACCGGTTACGGTCGCACCACAACGCCCAGTTGTCGAGCCTCGACTTGACCCACTCAATGCGCGCCATCGGCAACCTCCTTCGGCAGCCGCCACCACACCATGTGCCGGCACCCGAACTGCAGCACCAGCGATGCGATGTTGCCGGGCAGGCCTGGCAGGTTGAACGGATGGCCGACCACGCGGCCACCTTCCATCGCGTAGAAGCAATTGGGTTCGCCCTTGATGCCACGCCGTACCAGGGCATAGGCCTCTGATCCGATCTGGTCGGCCTTCGCCTTGATGGCCTGGTAGGTCTCGGGCATGTTGGACCGGATGTCGTTTATGGCTGCTGCGACGTCGATTGCTGGTGTCCTGGTGTCCATGCTGTCCATCCTTTCTAAGAGAGAGATAACGGGAGAAGGTGTGTTCGCGAGCGCGAGCGCGCTTGCACCCGCCGCTGTGTGTGCACGCCCGCCTTGGTTAGAACCGCGATGGGCAATGCAGCAGCTTCAACCCCAGAAACTGGGGAGAAGAGGTGTCCTTAGAGCTCTATGGCGAGCCGTGGACACGGTGGACACTTGGACACTCAGGTCATAGGCGCATGGGCTGACTTCCCCGCTACCGCGCCGCAATGGGGGCGCAGCGCACCCTCCAGCCCTTCGGGCACACCGCTGCCAATCTTGCGTCTGGCGGTGTCTGCAGCACGGCGCGTTTGCTGCACCGTGACCTGGCGGTCAGAACGGTGCATCGTCGGCTTCCTCTGTGTCTGCGGCCGGCAGCGTGCCGGCCATCTTCTCGACCTGGTCGGCCGCATCCTGCGGCGGCCAGTCCTTCGGGCGCTCGTAGCCCCAAGCCCGCACGCCGTGGATCTGGCGCTTGGCACGCGGCCAGCCTTCCTGGTCCATCCAGCTGCGCACCTGGGACTCCAGGCCCGCATTGCTCTTGGCGGCGTCGGTGCCGAGTGCGGCCACCAGCTGGGCGATCGTGATGAACTCGGTGAGCTGGTTGACCTTGGCGGTCATCGTCTCCGGCGTGCCCGCGGGCGGCCGGGTTAGCAGGTGCTGGATCTCGCTCAGCACGGCCGTCTCGACCAGCCGGCTTTCCTGCATGGGCACGAAGAGCCGCAGCTCGTCCTGGTGGGTGGGCGTGTACGCCTCACCTGCCTCATACAGCGCGTAGGCCTCGGCGAAGAGCTGGTCGCGGCGCTCGATCAACCACGGAATGTTCAGGCGGTTGCGCACCGGGATCGGCCAGAAGCGGCGGTTGCCGGTGCGGTCGCGCAGGTAAGTCTTCTCGTTCGTCGTGCCCATCAGCACGCACTGCCGCTCGAAGGCCTCGACCGTGCGGCCGTAGCTCGGCCGGTAGCGGTCGACCTTGGTGGTGATGAAGGCCTTGATCAGCCCGATCTCAGCCTTGCCGAAGTGGGCCAGCTCGGCGATCTCGTAGACCCACAGGCCCTGCACCTGTTCCTGGCCCTCTTTGCCGCGGCCAGGATCGAATGGCGTGTCGCTAAAGAACGCCGAGCCGGCCAGCGTCTCCACGAACGTGCTCTTGCCCAGGCCGCCCGGGCCTTCCAGCACCGGGCAGTAGTCGAACTTACAGCCCGGCTCCATGACCCGCTTGACCATGCCAAGCAGCAGGTAGCGGCCGACCAGCGACAGGTACTCACGCACCGGCGCCGCGAGTGAGTCCGGCGTCTCGCCCAGGACGTAGACCAGCCAGTCATCGATACGCGTGCGCCCGTCGTGCGCCAGCCGCTGCAGATACTCCTGCACCGGGTGGAAGTGGTTGCGGTGCGCGACCGTCTCGATCGCCTCAGACAGGGCCACGCGCGGGATGCTGGGCAGCCCATAGGTCTTGCTCAGGTACTCGCCCAGCTTCAGGTCGACGATGCTGGTGATGGGGCCGGCCTTGCCGTGCAGCCAGGGCCAGGGGCGGCGGGCCTCGATGTTGTTGCTCAGCTGGTTCAAGCCCAGCACGCCGTCGAGCGCTATGTCGTGCGTCAAGGCCGTGATCACCAGCTTGCGCGAGGTGTGCCACCGTGATTTCTTATCGTCCCAGTACGGCGCCAGCCACCAGGGCATGCGCTCGTCGCCGGCGACATCACCGTCTGCAGCGGTAGCGGGACCCTCGATTTTTTTAGACGAGGCGGCCAGCGGCGGTACTGCCGCGGCGACCGTGCCCAGCAGCGCGCGTGCGCCGGCGAAGAGCTGCAGCACGCGGTCGAAGTCCCAGCCGTCTGTCTCTATCGCGTCGCGGCAGTCCCAGCCGTCCGGCACCTCGAGCGGCTGCGGGATCGGGAGCAGCTGCACGTTGCAGGCATGCGTGTCGCGCAGCACTGCGCCGATGCCCAGCATCGCGGCCATGCCGCCCTGCTTCTCGGCGGGCAGCAGCGGCTTGGCAGCGCGGGCCACCGCCAGCGCTTCCGTATCCAGGCAGGCAGCCTCCTCTGCCTTGGTCAGCTTCTCGCGCTTTCCGTCGCAGTCGGGCCAGAGCAGCACGGTGCAGCCTGTCAGCCAGGACCATTCGGCTTTCTTCCAGGCCTTGCAGCCGCCCGACCAGCTGACCACCGCGTAGACGCCTGGTGCGCCGGCATCGAGCAGGGCCTGCAGCACGTCGGCCTTGACCTCGCCCTCGACCAGGACGACCGTGCGCGTGCCGGGCGACGTACCACCGGGCAGGTACAGCGGCCGCGGCTCGTCCCATACCTTCCAATGCCACTTGCTCCCGTTGTCACGCGAGCTGGTGCACCAGGTGTGGGGCAGCGTCTCTTTACCGCCGTCGCTCTTGATGAAGCGCACCACGTAGCCGAACAGGTCGCCGTCGCGCCGGTACGCAGCGATGTGCGCCGGCGTCTCTTTGCGGGAGAAGTGCCAGAAGGTGGGTTCGGGCGCGTGGGCCGGCACCGGCGTGATCACGTTCCACTTCTCGCCGTCGTGCTGGGTGGCCGAGGGCGGTGCGGGCGGCAGGGGTGCAGGCGGCGGGCGGGGCGCGCTGGCCGGGCCTGGCGTGCTCTTCACGCCGGCGACCGATTCCAAGCCATGCTGCCGGGCGAGCTCCAGCGCCGCCTTGCCGTTGTCCAGGCCGTGGATGGCCGCGTACAGGCTGACCAGGTCATTGCCCTTCTGGTCTCCGCCGAAGTCCGCCCACTTGCCTGCATTGACGCCGGACACCCTTACGCTGAGGCTGGGCGTGTTCTCTGACCGCCAGATGCTGCTGACCCGGTACTCGCCGGCCGTTGTCTTGCCGCCGGGCAGCCACTGGGGCACCAGCGTCTCGGCATGAGGCAAGAGGGCCTCGGCCAAGGCCCGGAAGTCCAAGGGTGGAAGTGGAGGCCGACTATCTGCCATGTTGCCTCCTGGCGGGCACAGCCGCGCATACCGGCCGCAGCGCCGGTGCTTGATGCGTTGCGATGGTCATGCCCCTGCGAATGCCGCCGGCACGTACTCGGCCACGGGCCGGTTGCGGTAATCGACCGGGCGCTGGCGGGCGATCCGCAGCACGCCGGCGCGCACCATGTTCTTCACGGTATTCATGGCGGCCTCGTAGCCGACCGTTGCCTCTGCCGCCAACTCGGCCAAGGTAGGCGCGCGCTCCTCGGTGGCCAGCCTGCCCGCTGCCTGCAGCAGCGCCTGGCGCACTTCACCGGCCGGCCTCATGCGGCACCGCCGATCTCGGGAAAGCCGGCGGCGGCCGAGCTGGCCACCTGGCGGGCATGTAGCGCCGCGTCGAGCGCATGCATGGCAGTGACCAGCTCACCCATGCCCCGGCGGTACCGGGCCGCCTCGTTCGCGGTGATGGTGCCGTCTGCCAGGGCGTCGCAGGTCTCGGCCGCCACCCTGCCGAACGCGGAGTTGGCGGCGCTTAGCCGGCGCATGCAGTCGTCGGCGTCCATGTCGGCCCCCTCCGGCAGCGGCACGCACATCTGGCCGCACTTGCCGGCGAACGCATGCAGGATGCGCAGGTCGCCCGACATCACGGTCATCTTGACCGCGTCCTGCAGGCCCAGCTTGGCGGTGCCTGTGCGGCGCAGCTCGTGCGACAACGTCGTCGGGTTGCGGTCCATACGCCGCGCCAGGCCGGCCGTGCCGCCATCTTTGTAGTCCTCGCCAACGTTGTACGCGGCGTCCAGAACGCTCATCACCATCACTGCCCCCAGGCGCTGTTGTTATGGACCTGCCCAACCCTGCAAACGACACTGCAGTCAGAAGAGGAAGAGGTCCGATGAAAAAAGAAACTGCCGAAAAGAAAGCCCGCACTGCCCCTGCGCACCCAAAACGCCGTGCCTGCCCGCACGACGCCCACGGAGGAGGACCGAGATCTCAAACAGGTGCGCCGGATATGACGGCAGTGCGGGGGAAAGGGTGTCTGCCCGCACATCCTGGTGCGCGCCACGCGATTGGTTCTGCCGGCTTAGCCATGAGCTGTCGCCTTGGCGGTGAGCGGCACTTGTTGCAGCGCGTCTGCCAGCTGCGCCGGGTATTGCTTCCGCGCCCATGCCGCGACCACTCGGTCTTCAATTCGGCGAGGAAGAACCTCAGGCCAAAGAGACACCGCGGACGGGGAAATGCCAACGGAATCGGCAGCGGCTGTAGCGCTACCACCAAGCAAACCAATAGCGACTTTTTTATCCATGGCGCCATGTTAGCCGGCTTAATGTCGTTCGACAAGTGCACTAACTACGCTAAGTGATTAAATACACTTAATGAGTACGCTTAAAGATCGCATCGCCAAGGTGATGCAGGAACAGAACCTGTCCATGGCAGCCATTGCGCGTGCAGCGCGCGTTTCCAGCAGCGCCGCAAGCCAATGGGCCAGTGGCGCCGTGAAGACCTTGAAGGCCGATACCGCAGCCCATCTGGAAGCCGCGACCGGCTATAGAGCCGCATGGTGGTCGACAGGGCAACCTCCTGCGCGCGCCGCGTCGCCTGAGATGGGCGGCGAAGCTGTCGTAGCCTTTGACGAAGACGGTGAGCTGCCTGACGGGATGGTGCTGATCCCCCAGTCAAAAGTCCGCTTCTCAGCTGGCGATGGTCAATTCTTTATCGAGGACGATGTGCAAGACGACGCCCCGCCAGCTGCCTATCGCCTGTCCTGGTTCTCAGGGCAGGGCATGAATCCATCGAGGGTCCGCCGATTCGAGGTGAAGGGGAACAGCATGTCGCCTACCTTGTTCGACGGCGACAGGGCCCTGGTCGACATGGGCGAGACCGAGATCATTGATGGCCGTGTGTATGCGATTCGCTACGGGGACGAACTCAAGATGAAGCGCGTTTACAAGCGCCTTGATGGCGGCTTGATTTTGCATAGCGACAACCCCGACCACCGGCCCCAGGATGAGGAGCTGCCCGCAGCACTGGTCCAAGAGCAGATCGCCGTGATCGGGCGCGTCCGAGAGAGAGCAGGACACGGGGGGCTTTAGCGCTCTAATCTTTATTCTGTTAGTGCACTTGACGCTACTTAGTTAGCCGGCTTAACATTGCACCACGCGCCACTTATGGCGTGGTGGAGAAGCAATGTTGTCTAGCCAAACGCGCACCTATCGCGCACACCTGATCCCCGCCGGCGTCCTGCCGGAAAACATCGAGACCCTGGCCGCTGTCGGCGGTCTGGAATCGATCAACCTCAAGTCCACTGACGGCGCGTCGGCCATGGTTGCCGCGCACAAGGAAAGTGGCCTGCCCGTGCACTCCATCGAGCGCATCGAGGCCTGAGGCACGTGATGCAGACGTCTGCACACACCGCCGATAGCGCGGACACCGAACTGGAGATCCTCCGACGCGCCGAGGGCTTCATGCTCGGCTTCGAGGGCGACACCAGCCAGCCCGGCGTAGATGACCAGTTGGCCAACCTGCGCTATCTGATCGACAAGAAGCGCGCCGCGTCTGCGGCCAGCCAGCTTCTCGACCTGGCCCGCCATGTGGCCGACCTCGATCTCCAGGCGGGATGGGTGGGAGGCGGGACGCTTGCGCGCTTAGTCATCGACGCGCAAAACGCCCTGACCGCTGCGGGAGAGCGGCCATGACGCGCGCTGTCACCTTCACAGCGGCCCAGGTCGCCGCCTTGGTCGAGCAGGGCCGTAAGGAGGCCGTCAAGGTCTCCAACGAAATGCACGCGGAGCTGCTGGCGCATCTGGAGCGGGTGCCGGCGAATGCCATCGTGCTGCCGGGCGGGCCGTTGAAGATGGTCCGAGCCAGCGATAGCTACATCGCCATGGAGTCAGACGACAAGTCGCGCGAGATCGACATGTTTCTGTACCACGACGGTTCCTGCGCCGGCTGTTGGCTGGTGGCCGAGGCAGCGACCGACCAGCAAGGCAAGGAATGGACGACCCGCCGTCGCCCTATGCGCCCCGACGACTTCGGCACGCTGTTCGAGGTGCGTCCATGAGCCGCGCTCACCATCAGCGGTCTGGGATGGCCAGCCACTCCGCGTCCGTCAGCCCGCCAGTCCTGATCCACAGCAATTCCGCACGCGCCAGCACCTCCGGCGTGGCCCAGGCCGGCACCGGGTGCCTGTCGGGTGCTAAGCGGCGGATGTCCGGGTCGTATGCCACGCGCTTGACCGTGTTGGCCAACCCGTATGCCACCAGCTGCTCGCTGGCCGTCTCCGTGATGCGCATGTGCCGCCCGTTGTACGCCGCTGCGCGGCGCTTCACCGGGTCCAGCAGCAGCGTGTACGGCAGTTCCATCTTGTCGATGTAGGAGAGCTCAGCCATGGTTCAAATCGTCCATATCGTCGGGCCACAGGGATGCGGCAAGTCTACGTTGTGCCTTCAAATCGTCCAGCAGTTGGCAGGGCAAGGCCTGCGCACGGTGGTGCTGGAAGAGGAGCAGCATCACCATTTCCACCGGTGCAGCGCGGAGCACGTTCGGGCCATGCATGCCGGCCAGGACGCAGTGCTGATCGAGCACAGCTCCCCGGACACCATCGCGCCGGATAGCCAGCGCAGCGACTTGCGCATTCCCGCAGGCCCTACGCACTACGACTCCGTGGCGCTGGTGCCGCATGCCGTGCAGATGATCCTGCAGCGGATGGGCAGGGTGCCCGCATGAACGCCTACCGCATAACCGTGGCGGGCCTGCAGTACATCGCCATCGCCTCCAGCCAGGCCCAGGCCGCGCTGGATGCCGACCGGCTGCACCCGGGGGCCTGGGCAGCCCAGGTCACGCCGCTGCGGCGGGCTGGAGAGCGCCATGCGCATTGACACCCGCCCCTACGTCGAGCTCGACGGCCCCCACCGCCCCCGCCGGCGCCTGGCCGTGCACGCCATCGCCTACCTGCTGGTCGTCGCCATTCTGGTGTGCGGGGTGGTGGTGAGCATGGCCGCCCCCCTTCCCTACTGACCGGAGGCCACCCATGCCTGCGACCCCCCTCGTGCAGACGTCTGCACACACCCCCGAGCCGGATCTGTTCGGCATGGACCCGGCCAACCTTCCAGACATGACGGCGGCAGTCGTCGTGCTGCGCGGCCGCGTGATCGCCGACGCCAAGGTGCAGATCCAGGGCACCGGCCCCGACCACAAGACGGCAGCCGTGGTGTCGGTCGACCTGCTGTACGAGGGCCCTGGCGGACACACGGTGCACGTCGAGGAGGTGTTTCCCCTCACCCACCGGGCGGCGGCCGATGGCCGCGCTGCGCAACTCCGCCGTGGAGTGCTGGCCGAGGCGATCGCCCCGGTGCACCGCTTGCAGCTGGTGCTCTCCCACGCCCATTCCATCAAGCCGGTACCGGCGCACTGACCCCATGGACGAAGTGATCCCCCTGGCGCGTATTCAGCGCGAGGCGCAGGCAGCGGCTACCCGCTACAGCGACCTCAATGCCGCGTGCCCCTACCCCTTCGGCTCCGACGCCGCTCACGCGTTCTGCGCTGAGTTCAACCAGGCCCGCGCCGACGTGGCCGCATCCCAGGAGAAGACATGCGAAACCTGATCTGGCAACTGGCCGCGCGCCTGCTGTCGCGCCCGGCCGTGGCCGCCTACCTGGTGGAGCGCGCATCGCGCACACCGTACACCGACATCCGCTCTGACGACGGCAGCGAGATCTACATGCGCCGCGGCTGGCTGTTCAACCCCTACGGCCGCGGCACCGATGGCGAGCAGCTGCCGGCGCGCTTCAGCTGGCTTCCCAGCGTGCGCATCCACCACATCTGCCGAGCTGACCAGGACCGGGACCTGCACGACCACCCCTGGAACGCCCGCACGGTGGTGCTGCGGGGCTGGTACGAGGAAGAACGGCCGTGGGCGGCGCTGACCGCCCAGCAGGCCATGCGCGTCGACGGCCTGAGCGACGGCCCCGAAGGCGTGCGCGGGCTGTTCCACCGCAGCGCCGGCTACTCGGGCCGGCTGCTGTTCGGCCAGTACCACCGCATCAGCACCGTCTCTCCAGGCGGCGTGTTCACGCTGTTCATCACTTGGCGCAAGCGCGGCACCTGGGGCTTCCTGGTCGACGGGCACAAGGTCCCATGGCGCACCTACCTGGGCTTGCAGGAAGGCAAGAGCAAATGAGCGCCACGCCTCCCACCTTCACGATCGGCGCGAATCCGGTGCGGCCCACGCGCTTCCACCCAGTGGACAGCGCCGATCCGCGAAACATCTTCGCCCGCCCAACCTATGCGGGCCCGGAGCTGCGCCCCACCAGCGTTCGACCTGCACGCGATGTCGGGCTGGATATGCCCAGCCGCGTCGGCAGCACGCTGCGCTACCGCGACGGCCGCATCACCGACTTGGCCGGCAACCCCATCACGGAGGCTCCATGAGCACCCCCACCCTCCCCGCCGGCGTCGACGCTGAAATGCGCATGCTGGCCGTCAGCGCAATCGAAGAGAGCCTGACCAACCCTCGCACCCACTTCGACCAGGTCAAGCTGCAGGAGCTGGTCGACAGCATCGTCGACGGCGGCGTGCACCAGCCGATCCTGGTGCGGCCGCTGCCCGGAAACCGCCTGGCGGACACCTTCGGCTTCCGCCGCACCGGCGAGCCGCTGCCCACGCACGAGCTGGTCTCCGGTGCCCGCCGCCTGCGCGCCTGTCGCATCGCCAAGGTGGCCGACATCCCTGCGCTGATCCGGCCGCTGACTGACGACCAGGTGCTCGAAATCCAGATCGTGGAGAACCTGCAGCGCGACGACCTGAGCGAGCTGGAGGAAGCCGAGGGCTACGAACGCCTCATGCAGCAGCCCGGCCGCACTGTCGAGCAGGTCGCCATCAAGATCGGCAAGAGCAAGGCGTATGTCTACGGCCGGCTGAAGCTGACCGCCCTCTGCCAAGACGCACGCAAGGCGCTGCGCGAGGGCCAGATCGACGCCAGCAAGGCCCTGCTGATCGCCCGCATCCCCGACGAGAAGCTCCAGCTGCAGGCGCTCAAGGTTATCGCCGAGGCCAACTACCGCGGCGATTCGATGGGCTACAGGGAGGCTGCCGACTACGTGCAGCGCACCTTCATGCTGCGGCTGGACAAGGCCCGCTTCAAGATCACCGACGCTACCCTGGTGCCAGGTCGGCCGGCCTGCCCCGACTGCGAACTGCGCACCGGTGCCTCGCCGGATCTGTTCAACGACGTCAAGGCGGCAGACACCTGCACGCTGCCCACCTGCTTCCGCAGCAAGGAAGAGGCCCACGATTCGCAGGTGCTGAAGGCGGCCAACGACCGCGGCCAGCGCATCATCGCCGGCAAGGAAGCCAAAGAGCTGATGCCGCACAGCTACGACAAGGTGAAGGGCTATGTGCGGCTGGACGATGTCGCCGACTCGCCGACCAACGAGCCACTGCGCAAGCTGCTCAAGGTCGAGCTGCAGACCCAGGGCGTGGTGCCGGTGCTGGTGGCGAACCCGCACCGCGACGGCGCCCTGATGGAGGTACTGCCGGTGGCCACGGCATCCGAGCTGCTGAAGCTGTCCGGTGAGGGTGCATCGGCCCGCAGCGTGGAGCGCCAGCAAGGTATCAGCAAAGAGGAGGAAGCCAGGCGCGAACGTGAGCGGATGGGCGAGAAGATCGAGACCACCTGGCGTAAGCGGGCCGTGGAGGTGTGCGCCCAGGCGCTGACTGTCGCCGACAACGCCGCCCAGCCGGTCCCCGACAGCATCCTGCGCATCCTGGCCGGCCGCATCGCCGGTTCGCTGACGGCCGAGCCGGCGAAGATCATCGCCCAGCTGCTCGACGTCGGCACGGTCGACGCCCGGGCCGGACTGGTCGAGTACGTGAGCCAGCCGCACATCCAGATCGCGCCGGTGCTGCGCCTGTTGGCGATGGCTCCGCACCTGCACTACCAGGAATATGTGCGGCCCGAGCACCAGAAGCCGGACGCTATCGACGCGAACGGCGCCGCGCTGCAGCTCGACCTGGCCCAGCTGCGCAAAGAGGTGGAGAAGGAGATCAAGGACGCGGCGAAAGCCAAGGCCCAGCGCGCCGCCGATAAGCTGCTGAAGGCATCCATACCCCTCGCCCCTGCTGCGCCGGCGGCGGGGGGTGCGGGGGTCAAGCCTGAAACCGGGTCCAAAGCCAAGAAGCCCACCGCGAAAACCTCGCCTGCGGCGCGCGCCGTTAAGCCCAAAGCCACCGCGGCCGAAGCCGCTCGCGATATTGCCGCTGCGCTGCAGGCGGCCGAGGGTGCAGATCCGGGTGCCGCTGACGCGGCACAGAGCGACGAGGGGCATCCGCGTCTTCGCGCGGATGCGGTTGCCTCTGCCGAGGTAGCAGGGCCAGCTGCCGCCGACCTCGAATCTGCCTGGAACATGGCCTTTCCACCCCACAAACCGGCGCGCGGAACAGCCAGCGCCTCCAGCAAAGACGACAAGCCGGCGGAGCACCAGATGGGCCTGGCCGTGGGCTTCATGGCCGGCCAGCGGGTAGAGGTGAAGCCGAACGCCACCGGGCCGGGCGCCAAGTACCGCGGCCGCATGGGCAACGTGACCAGCAGGATGGGCGACCGGGCCTACATGGTCACGATCACCGGCCGCAACGGCGGCATGGCGAAGTCGCTCAGCTTTGACGAATCGGAACTGGAGGCTGCCGAATGATCGCTGCCCTTTATGTCGAGCCTGAGGGCTCCTACATCGGATTGCCACACGTTGATGCCTGGGACGAGGCGCGCGACGCACGGCGCTACGCCGGCCCGTATCCGGTGGTTGCGCATCCGCCTTGCCAGCGATGGGGAAGGTACTGGCACGGCGCACCTTGCAAGCCGCACCAGTTCCGCATGGGCGAAGACCAGGGGTGCTTTGCCTCAGCCCTCACGGCTGCTCGTAACTACGGGGGAGTCATTGAACACCCGAAGGACTCGCATGCTTGGCGGCACTACGGCCTGACACCCCCACCGGCCGCGGGCGGATGGGTGCGTGCAGATACTTTCGATGGATGGACCTGCTGCGTCTGGCAGGGCCACTACGGACACTTTGCGGGCAAGGGGACTTGGCTGGTGGTGTACGGCGTCGTTCAAGCCGACCTGCCTGAGCTGATTTGGGGCCCGAGCGAAAGCGGCCCGACACCAGCGATGGTCGAGCGCTACGGATACGCAAAGGCGCGCCGTGTTGGCCGCATGGCGCTGGTCGGCGGAAAGGACAAGACCAAGATCCGCAATGGCACGCCAGCTCCGTTCCGCGATCTGCTCATCAGCATCGCCCAGCGGGCTTCCGCCGAGAAGGCCCAGCCCCCGCTGACAAGACCCATATGCCGCGACTGCGCCGACTTCGGCCCAACTTGCCCGAACAGCGGTACGCCCTGCGGTTTGACTGGTGCTGCCGCCAAGGACCCCCAGCGATGACGGGCGCAACCCTCACCACCGACCATCTGCCGAGCGCTGCCGGCACCGTCATCCAATCACCCACCGCCGGCCAGCAGCTGGCATTGCTAGGAGTCTTAGCATGAAGCCGGCCTATCTTGAAAAAGGCGACGCCGCTCAATACCTGGCGATCTCCGAATCGACCCTGGAGCGCCTCGTCCGCCAGCAGAATTTGCCACAGCCACGCCTACTGTCGGGCCGTCGCACGGCGTTCCTCGTACGCGAGCTGGACGAGTGGGCCGAGAGCCGCCCAGTATCCGACCTGCCACCACCTCCCAATACGGGCAGCCGGCGGACTAAGGCTGCTGCGCCATCTGCTCCAGCCTCTCGGCCAAACGCGTAA